TAGATGATGTTATCGAAAGGGTTGAAAATGATATGATGCCCCTGATTCAGGATACGGCACAGAAGGCGCAGAGATATATACCTGGCAGATGATAAATATGGCTTTATGTAACGAAAATGTCACAAGAGAGTATCAAATTTATCATTAAACAGGATGGTACTGTGATTGAAGAGGTACTTGGTGCAAAATCGGGTGAATGTCTAAAGATAACAGAAGAGATAGAGGAGAAATTGGGTAAAGTAGAGTCCCGATCATATAAACCAGAGTACTACGAAAATGTCACACTTCACTTGCATCAAAACCAAGATCAAAGAGCGACCGTTTCTGATTAAAGCACTAAATGTGCTCGGACACGAAGTTCAAGAAAATGTATTATTAGAAAATCCTTCTAACCACGATCATAAGCAATGGCAGGTTGAAGTAGCCATTAATGATGAGGTCGGATTTAAGCGGAATAAAGAAACAGAGACATATGAGTTAGTTGCTGAGTTAGATGCTTGGGATTTGGATGTTCCAGTAAATAGGTTTATTGAAAAACTTACTCAACAGTACGCTAAAGTTACAATAGAAGCTGCTATTGAGGAGAAAGGCTTTACAATTGAGTCAGAATCGACTAAAATTAATAATGATATAGAGTTAGTAGTAAGTCGCTGGACATGAATCCAATAACTGACTTAATTTTTACATTATCGTGGTTTATCCTTTTGGTATGGGCAATACGTACAATGGCAAAAGGATGGGGAGCTATGAATACATCAACTTCATCATATAATGGAGAATTTGAAGTTGGTAAGGTAGAAGTAAAGAAACCAATGCATCCAGAAATGGCAGAAGTTAAGACTGGGGATGAGTTATTAGTTGTTAATTTTGAGAAAGAACCAGAACCTCAAGATCCATTATATAAGTCTATGCAGGATCGTATACAGACTTTAAAGGATGAAGAAGGTACTACAGAGATTGAAGACGACGATGATGATGATGAAGGAGGAGCTGCTGTTTTAGCATAAATAATCGTATGAAAAGTTTTCAACGATTTCTGCACGAAGCAAGAACGATACGTTCTAAAGAGGACGCTGAAAAAATGCGTCAGGAAAAAGATAATCCTGATGATTGGATTATAAGCAATAAGGGAGGTGGACATTGGCATCCTGTTTCTAAAGAAAAGAGAAAAGGACAAGCAAAAAGAAGAGGGAGTGTAATGAAATCCCTCACTAAACAGGAACTTGAAGATCATGGAAAGAGAAATCTTCAGCCTAATTGGAAAGAGACTGCTAAAGCAGCATTGAAAATTGAGAGAGCAAGGAAGAGAGCACAGAGATCTGAAGCTCAAAAGAAATCAAAGGAAACTGGACAACAGCATGATGTAGATCATATTAGCGGACAGAAAAATAGAAAGAAATATAAAGATAGATGGCATAGGATACATCCAGGCGATGCATCTGATAACCGAAGAGTTATTTCACAGGCAGATAACTTAGTAAAGAATTCTAAAGACCCTGATGATGATATTGAGACTATTACAAGGGCAAAAGCAATTAGAATGGCTTTAGATAGAGCCAGACACGAGGCAGAAGAGAAATCTAAGAAAAAGTGATTAGACTCATTGGTGATGATTGTTTAAGAGTTGTTTCAGAAGAAGTAACTTCTGTTGACGACTCTATTCGTGAGCTTTATGATACGATGAGTATCGCAATGTATAAATATGAAGGGATCGGATTAGCTGCACCACAAATAGGCATTAATAAAAGAGTTATCACCATTGATGAAGAGGGAAAAGCTCTCATGATGGTAAACCCAAAGATAACTTGGAGAAGTACAGAAAAATGTTTATTTGATGAAGCTTGCTTAAGTGTTCCAGAGGAACACGGCGAAATATCCAGACCAAAAGAAATTAAGGTTAAGTTTCAAAATATAAAAGGCAAGTACAAACATTGGCGACTTGATGGATTATTGGCCCGTGTGGTGCAGCACGAAATCGACCATTTAGATGGGATCCTATTTGTAGACTACTTAGAGGAAAAAGATGAACACAGTATCAAAGATGCACCTGACTAATGCTCAACAAGAGCTTAGAAAGGCCCTTGGTTATTCTGCACCAGAGGATGATTCTAATGTATTACGTCAAATGACGGAAATGCTTAGTACCCTTGATAGTTGGTGTGATTCTACCGACATAGATATTGCAGATCCTAAACCAGTTTTTAAATCAGAGCTAAATAATACGCCGTATAGATGGAAGAATGAGTACACTTTTGTACCAGCTTCTGGACAAATAAAAGATGAAGTGGTACAATTGGAAGAGGACTCCAATTCCGATAAAACATTATGGAAGTAGAGAGATTTAGTAAACAGATTAAAGAAGGGACTAAGAAGTCCCACTCTGCTGCTGAAAACACTGGATTTGTAGCAGGGTTTCTTCGTGGAGTTGTTAATAACGAACAATATAGGACACTTATTGCCAACTTTTACTTTGTATACAGAGCGTTAGAAGAGGAAGTATACAAACTAAAAGATGATCCTGTAGTTGGGAAGTTATACTCTCGATCTTTAGAACGTGAGAAATCACTTGAGAAAGATTGTGAATATTTCTATGGTTCTGAATGGAGAAAGATGATAATTCCATCAGATGCAACACAGGAATATGTAAACAGAATTAGAGAACTTGCTGTAGATAATCCTTATCTGTTAGTTGGACATCATTATACCAGATATCTTGGAGATCTTTCTGGTGGACAGATACTTAAAGGTATAGCTCAGAAAGCCCTTGGACTTGATAAGGAGGGTTTGGCATTCTATGAATTTGATGAAATTAGTGATGCTAAAGGATTTAAAGAATCCTATAGAACCTCACTTGATACTCTTCCATTAACAGTGGAACAGCAAGATGACATTATTGAAGAAGCGAATAATGCATTTAGATTGAATATGGATATCTTCAATGAGTTGGAAGGTAGTGCAACGAGATCTCTCTTAAAACTTTTCTGGAATTGGATTAGTCAGTATATTAATAACTGGCGTGCATGATGAATATCTTCTTGATTATTGTCAGTAACTTAGTATTATACATAATTCTAAGAATTCACTTGGTAAGGAAATTTCGTTCGGGTTATTCGATCTATCTTAAGGATGGAGAAGGTAATCGTCAGACACTACAAGCTACTATAGCCTATCTTTTAGAACAGGCTGAAATTTCTGATGAGAAAGTGATGTATGTAGCTAAAGAGATGGAAAACCAATGGTTGGAAATCGAAAAAATGAAAATGATCACAGGCGCTGATAAGTACAACTCATGAAAGATCAAGGATCCATAGAGGTTGAAGAAACCCAATTGGAGAAGTATAATCGTGGACTTGACCTCTTTATTGAGTCAGTTCATAAAGCTGATCATGCACTTAGGGGTTGCGCTCACAACCAAAAGTGTTATAATGAACTGATGGAAGTCCGAGAGGAAGTCCTACGTTACTTGCACACTTTAAGGAGGTCTAATGCAGACTCTGCTCGAAAGACAACTTTTGATAGTGAGAGCTCTGAGGGAGTCTATTCCCAATGAACCTCGTATGCATTTCAATTTAAATGAGATGCTAAATATTAAGGTTCACAACAGGGAAACAGACAAAGGTGCAAGACGAGCTACAGAGGAAAGACCTTAGAAAGACAGCGAAAAGGCTAATTAAATCGGCAAAGAAACATCCAAACTGGTATACAGAATCGGATGTACAGTACGCAAAGTTAATTAAAAAACAAAACAAAAAACCTAAACCAGATTAATTTTATGAAAATCTTTTTAGATACCGCCGTTTATGAAGACATTGCAACACGCAATGAAACCGGCCTGATAGACGGGATCACTACAAATCCTACATTGATCCTTAAGAGTGGCGGAGACCCCGTAGAAGTCATTAGGCAACTGTCTACGGACTTCCCACACTTTGAGTCCATTTCTGCAGAGGTAGTCGCAGATAAAGCCCCAGAGATGATAGAACAGGCTCAGGTGTTTAAAGAGATGAGTAATGTAACCATTAAGGTTCCATGTACAAGAGAGGGATTAAAAGCCTGTAAGGCACTTGCCAATGATGGATTTACAGTTAATGTAACTCTTATCTTTGACGTTGCACAGGCAATTCTTGCAGCAAAGGCGGATGCTACATATGTTTCACCTTTTGTAGGAAGGGTTGAAGATAACTCCTTCGATGGTGTAAAATTAGTGAGAGATATTGCTGCGTTATATAAGGAACAACTTGTAAGAACTCAGGTACTTGCTGCATCTCTAAGAGGTGTTAAGAGTGTTGCTGATTGTTTTGCAGGTGGTACTGACGTAGTAACAATGCCTCCATCAGTGTTTGATAAGATGTATAATCACATTTTAACTGATAAAGGATTAGATCTCTTCCAGAAAGACTGGGAATCAATTTCTAACTATCAACCAACAGACAATGGATGATTGGAGATACAATGACGAACGTATGAAACTTCGTCAGGAAGCGTTTTTGAGACTTAAACCTTACCTTACCTTAGATTATGTACGATCCGTCTATGAATTCTGCGATGAATGGGTATCGCAGGGGAACCAGAGCGTCGAAGGAATCGAGGATAGTTTTCTTAGATACTGCGAAAACAAAAAAGGTCAAAGAAGACACAGTAGTAAGAGTATATGATAATGACGGATCATATACTCAAGGGAGAATACTGTGTCTCCTTGACGAATATTTTACTGTCTGTATAAGCGAAGAGACTTTAACTGGTCTTATAGTTTTTAGACACCAATGGGAAGATGTAGAGGTCATTAGTCAAGTAGAGGATAAAAGTATGTTTACAATTTATGGAAAGGCTGAATGCCCTATGTGCAACAAACTCAAAATGGTCTTTGATATGGTAGGTCAAGACTATGAGTATAAGGTACTTGGTCCAGATTATACAGAGGAACAGTTTGAATCACTCTTCCCAAATAAGTTATCAGTACCTCAAGTCATGTTAGGTGACAAGTATATTGGGGACTGTAATGGAACTATCAATTACCTTAAAGAACATCGGGTAATTTGATGTGGCACTTGGAGACATAGACATAAATAAGGGCGTTGAATTACTTCTAAAAGGAGATCCAAAGAAACCAGAAAGAAAGAAAACCTTTGAAATGAGGTTCGATTTTTTTAATAGAGAAATACACCTATCATTTGACATAAAGAAAAAATAACTAACCGTGGAGGTAGAAAGATGGAAGCTTCAGTTCTTGTTATTATGTCCATGTTATGCGTGACATTTTTGTTAATAGGTGGTATAATTGGCTGGTTAGCCCAACAAAACAATCTTTTCTATCAAGCAAATCAACAAGTCGCTTATGTACATCCAGAGATGTTTGATGAAAATGGTAATTTAATTCCTGATGAAATTTTAGCACTGAGGTTTGAACAAAATGAGTCCGACAGCGAAGAAGACGACGAGGAGTAAAACTACAACTCGCAAAAAGTCTGCTACAACCCGTAAACCAAGAACAGTGGCGGTTAAGAAGAGAGAACTGCCACCAAATCCAATGGTTCATGAACTATTAGAGGCGGTTGGTTCTGAGAGAATAAAAGCCAAAAAGGTAAGTCTTCTCAAGACACATGGGGATGATTCTCTTAAAATGTTATTTGTTTGGAACTTCGATCCAAGTGTAGTCTCTATGCTTCCAGAAGGTCCAGTTCCTTATCAACCTGTAGAGGGTGATGTTCAGGCATCAAAAGATCAGGGACTTCCACAAAGAACTACTATTCGTAATGCAGCAAGACAGTTCTATCGTTTTGTCAAAGGCGGTGATGATCAACTTAATAAGATAAAGAGAGAAAGTATGTTTATTAACTTACTTGAGACTCTACCACAAGAGGAAGCTGAAATTCTTATTCTTACTAAAGATAAAAGACTTCAAACGAAGTACAATATAACAAAGGAATTGGTACAAGAAGCATATCCAGAAATTACATGGGGTAATAGAAGTTGAAAATCATTCATGAGGATTGCGATCCTAAACTCGCAGAAGATAGACAACTTCCATATACTGCATATCTTGTAGAATATGTGAAGGATGGTGGATCTCATTATGATGTCGCAATGGCGAACAAACAGTCTGATATGTTTGATTACTATTGGGATAAGTATAAAGAAGGATTAATTAAGTGGACTCAATCTAAAGGGACATTAGCGCCTGGAAGGTGGAATGAAAATATGATTCAGAAACAACCACCCAAAACAGAAAGAACTAAAAAGAAGAATCACAAACCTGATGATAAGGAGGAGAAGAAGTAATGGAGATTATCCGTTTCGCTATTAGTCCTGATGGTACTGTGAAAGATGCTTTGGGTAGATTACTGTTTAAATCCAGCATAGAATCTCAGCAGGATGCCAGAGAAGCTGTCCATGAAGCTATCAAGGAAAGAAAGTTGGAGATAGATGAAGAATGGGAAATGGATGATGATAGTATTGAAATAACTGTTAAGGTAAAGGAGGAGATTCATGGGTGAATATTCAGGTGGGTCTCCTATGGGAGATGGCAGAAACGTTGCTGGAAGTAAGTTCAGTGGTGATGCTAAACAGGGTAAAGTTGATATCAATGCCGAAGAGTATAAGAAGGTATTGAAACAATATAAGAGGATTAAGAAATATATGAAGTCTTCTATTTTTCAAGTTAAAATGATGGATGGAACTGAACAAGTAGTATCAGAACTACTTAAAGAGGCAGAAGAAGCACAAGATGAAATATGAACTGATTGATAACTTCTTGGAACCTGATGAATTAAAGTCAGTCCAAGATGTTTTTTTAGGTATGAAAATCGCTTGGAACTGTATTGATGGTATAGTTATGCCAGGCGATGGTGGATATCAGTTCGTTCATGTGTTATACTCAGACTATCAACCTACGAGTCCATTCTTTAATAGTTTGACTCCTATTTTTAACAAAATAGATCCAATTGCAATTGTCAGGGTTAAGGCTAATCTAAATATGAAAACACCTCAACCTGTAAGTAGCTCCTTTCATAAGGATGTTGATGATTGTATTACTTCAATCTTTTATCTTAATACCAATAACGGTAAGACAGTATTTGAAAGTGGACTGGAAGTAGACAGTGTGGAAAACCGAATGATTATTTTCGATTCAAACGAGAAGCATCATGGGATTACCACTACCGATACTGCCAGAAGGTGTTTGATTAACTTCAACTACTTCATATAATAATGGAAAAACAAAATTTAAAGGAGATTGTCAAAAACTTGAAATCTCTGGTAGATGTGTTAGAATCGGAAGTATATTCTGATGTAGATGCCTACCGTAACTCAGTTGCTTTTAAAGGGGCTGAATATTCACCAGAATACGATGATGATGACGGGGTTCCCGATTAACTTATGACTGTACAACTTGTTAGTGTTACTCCTGATGCGGAGAAGACGATGGCTTATATTGCCCGTGTTTCTAATCCCTCCAATCAGGAAAATGAAAAATTTGCAGGACTTCTGGGATACTGTATTAAACATAACCATTGGAGTGTGTTTGAACAGTCCTCAATGACCTTGGAAATAGAGACGAATCGTGCAATTGCAGCACAGATACTACGTCATAGGTCATTTACATTTCAAGAGTTTTCTCAGAGATATGCTGATAGTACAAAGTTAGGTGATATACCTATTCCAGAGTATAGGAGACAGGATACAAAGAATCGTCAGAATTCCACAGATGATTTAGATCCATTTGTCAAAGGAGTTATAGAGAAACAAACTAAGACCCTGTTTAGTTCTGCTACTGCATTATATGAACAGATGTTGTCAGAAGGTGTTGCTAAAGAATGTGCCAGAATGGTACTACCACTTGCAACTCCTACTAAGATCTATATGACTGGATCCTGTCGATCATGGGTTCACTATATAAACTTACGTAGTGGACATGGAACACAGAAGGAACATATGATTATTGCGAATGAGTGCAAAGATGTTTTCATAGAACAGTTCCCGATAGTTTCAGAAGCACTTGGTTGGTTAACACAAGAGGAGGACGCTTAATGGCAACGTACCCTGTTATTAATACAGAAACTGGAGAGACTAAAGAGGTAGTGATGAGTGTTCATGATTGGGATCAGTGGAAAGCTGACAATCCTGAATGGACTCGTGACTTTTCTGATCCAAGCACATGCCCTGGCGTAGGAGAAGTTGGAGAGTGGAGAGATAAACTCCATAATAAACACCCATCGTGGAATTCGATATTAAAGAAATCTGAAAAGTCTGCTGGTATACAGGGACGACTTGCAAACCGAGGTATCACTTAATATGCCAAGAAAAAAGAGAACTCCCGATCCAATTGGTGTAGGAATGACTGCGAAACAGATGCGTCGCAAGAAACCAATTAACACTGATTTGATGGTGGATGTAGATCCTATTACTGATAATCAGAAGATTTTATTTGATCAATATAAAGAAGGCAAAAACATCTTTGCCTATGGTGCTGCCGGAACAGGCAAAACATTTGTTAGTTTGTACCTTGCACTACAGGACGTTTTAGATGAAAATACGCCTTACGAAAGAGTATATATTGTTAGGTCTCTTGTTAGCACTCGTGAAATTGGGTTTCTTCCTGGCGATCATGAAGACAAGTCCTGGCTTTATCAAATACCTTACAAACATATGGTAAAATATATGTTTGAGATGCCTACAGATGCAGACTTTGAGATGCTCTACGGAAATCTTAAAGCACAGGAGACAATAAAATTCTGGAGTACATCATTTATAAGGGGTACAACACTTGATAATTGCATTGTTATCGTTGATGAAATGCAAAACTTGAATTTTCACGAACTTGATAGTATAATAACAAGAGTAGGGGATAACTGCAAAATTATGTTTTGTGGAGACTCTACTCAAACGGATCTTACAAAGTCCAATGAGAAGAATGGCATCTTAGATTTCAAAAGGATCATCGAAATAATGGAAGAAGATTTTGGTGTTGTTGAATTCGGTATAGATGATATTGTTCGGTCTGGATTAGTAAGAAACTATTTGGTTACTAAACTTGCTCTTTCTTTATGACATTTGTTCATTTGAATAAACTTGGTGATTTTGAGTTAGAAGCCAATACTGTAGATGGGGTGAGGTACTATACTCTTCCTAACGGTAAGAAAGCCCCTTCTATAACTTCTGTAACTTCCCATTATAATCGTGCTATATTTGCGAATTGGAGGAAGAAAGTTGGAGTCGAAGAAGCTAATAAGATAACTAAAGTCTCTACTGAACGTGGAACTCGTTTTCATGATTTAGTAGAACAATATCTGTTAAACAAAGAGATTCCAAAGGATACACTTCCTTCTACTAAGGCTCTTTTCCTTGCGGCAAAAGAATCTTTAGACAATATAAATAACATACATGCTTTAGAGAAACCACTGTATTCTGAATACTTTGGGATTGCGGGAAGAGTTGACTGTATTGCAGAATATAATGGCGAGTTAGCTGTTATAGATTTCAAGACATCTAAGAAGATAAAACCTGAAAAGTGGATCCAACAGTACTTTGTACAGGAGACCGCTTATGCCTGCATGTATTATGAGATGACGGGTGAGGTTGTTGAAAAAATTGTAACCATTATGGTCGCCGAAAATGGCGATGTGAAAGTTTATGAAAAAAGAAACAAGCGTGACTATATTAAACTTCTTACAGAATATATCCGCGAATTTGTCACAAGTAAGCTCGAGGAGTATGGAGAAAGACGTTAACGAACTACTCAAAGAGAAATTTCTTTGTCAGAATAAGTTTACAAGTGATATTGAAATTCTTGTAGGACAGTCTGAGCTTAATTATATTGAAGCAATTATAAGTTATTGTGAAGATAATAACATTGAGTTTGAATCTGTTGGAAAGTTAATTTCTAAACCACTTAAAGAGAAACTTAAAGCAGAAGCTACAGAATTAAATTATCTGAAAAGAACTACAAGATCTAAACTACCGATATGATTTTTTGGATTGGTTTCACTCTCATGTTTTTTAATGAGGGTTTTGTTATGATGCGCCATGT